ATACACTTATACATCGCTTCTTCCGCGAATTTATGTACTTGCATTTCTCTATCTGTTCCAAGACTATCACTTATATAATCTAGTATCACAGTTTTTCCTGAAATATTAGAGCTAAAATGTATTTTTCCTAACCTACAGTCTACATAAAAAGACCCATTAGCTTGGGCACGCTGCGGATCTAAACCATATCTTTTTCCAGGCGTTGGCCAATAAGTATCATCTTCATAGTCATCATTGTTATTTTCTGAAGGCGTTGTAGCTTTATAATTATTCCAAGTTGAAGAGTTTGTTTCATTACCCAGCTTAGTAGTTAGTGTGTTATTAGCATAAGTATTTATAACAGATATATTATCTACATTATTAGTAGCTTCTAAAGCTTCAGAGGCACTAGCTGTACTATAAAACTCATTGAAAGAAATTACTATTAAATATGCGGTATTAACACTAGATAGATTTATTGCTATTATTTCTTTATCTGTTGCGGTAGTACCATCATTAGCAACAGTCCACTCCATATAGCTTGCGTCTCCAGAATCGGTTGAAAGATTAAAAATACTAGGATCCCAATTTGTAGTCCTTGGTAAACCGTTTGAATTACTAAGAAAGTTCATATTATTAACATCTGGTATTGTAGTACTTAAACCAACTCTTAGCACACCAGGAGAAACCCCCGTTGTATTTACAGCTAGTCCAGAGGCTGATAAATTTACATAATCTTTATCTGTTACATCTATCTCTTGATAAACATAAGATGTATAACCCCAATTACTAGCACCACCAATGTTTCTAGTACCATGGGAAAATTGTAATTTTCCATTTGATATCTCTGATTTAACTATAGTTAATCCACCGTGAGTAGTATCTTGGCTTTTTATCCAAGCGTCAAAGTTACCAGCGGCAAAGTCGCCATCTACAATTTCTTCTGCTTCTTCCGGAAAAGAATAATCGCCATCCTCTTCTTGTTTTATTTGAAATGGATTGTTAGTGTCATACGTATAATATAAAGGATGTTTTATACCTGCTGTGTCTACCCATGATACTCTCGTGTAATCAACGTAATCATGTGGTAATATCATTTTTAAAGAAGGTGGCACGTCTATTTGGTAAGACTTACAAGATTTTAAAGTATCAAAAGATAGTTCTTGCAAAGCTCTTTGCGCATGAAAAGCTATATCAGCTCTTTTTATTTTTGGTATTATTTTATTTTCACCAACATATGCGACTTCAAATTGACTTATAATATTATCTAAAGAAGTAAATTGATAATTACCGTGATCATGGCCTTGGTAATATTCTTTATGTGTTTGTCCGTCTAGTAATCCCATTTATTATTGTTTTTCTAGTTGTATACTTTTTACTTCTTCTTGAGCTGCTACCTGAAGTAAGTTAAAATCTTTTATAGCAATACCAGCTAGTTGTAGTATTTTAACAACTAAATTAGTTTCTTCAGATGAATGTAATTCAAAATGTTGATGATCAGCAGCATTTGGATTATATAATGCGTTTTTATTACTACCTATTAAATAAGTCCAATTAGGCGAAACCGGTCTTCTTATATAATTAATTTTTACATTACTACTTTGAACTGGGGCAGGATATATTCTAATTGAAACCGCTGAAGCTGCTGATGAAAATTTAGCATACACAGGTCTAGACTTTGTCCATATTGCTAAAGGAGATTTTTTATATTTGTTTAATTCATTTAATTGCAATTGCTCAGCTGTACAATAATCATTATTTTCATAACTTATATTTACCTCTCCTAATCTATATAAATCTGCAAAAGAAGAACTAACATTAGCTACGTCTGAATTATATGTAACACTACTATCATGTATTTCAAACATATCAATTTTTTCTCCAAGATTAGTAACAATATCAGCGTAATCAAACTCGTTACCAATTGCTCTTTGCCTTTGTTCTAGGTCGTAAAAATATTGCTCAAAAATATCCATTTGAGCATGATCGGCGAATAAGTTAAACTCTTGAGGTGTTATATAACCTCTTTGTTCTTTATTAGCTATAGCTAATACTTTTTGATACACTTTGTCTACGCTTACCGCCATAATTTCTTTTTAATTTGTAGTTTGCAATCGCCCCGTAGAGCGACTGCATCTACAGTTAGATTAATTTAATCTTTTTTCAATATTGGAGTAAATCTCCATACCTTCATCAGTTTTAAACCAAGCGGCTAAAGCTGAATAAGGGTGTTCATCAAAAGGAACGTTCATTAGTTTTCTATCATTAGAACCCCAAGAAAAAGTTCTTTGATCAGAAGATAATTTTAATATCCCCATTTCAGTTGCTTTAATACCAAAGTTTCTAAGCGCAACGTTGTCATCATTAACTAATTCTAAGAACAGTTCAGGATTTCTTTTAGCATATAATAGTAAATCTCTTTTAAGTTCTTTAGAACTCATGTTAGATACGCCTGATCCAATTTCAACACGCATAACAGCTTCTACCATATCAATATCTAAATTTTGAGCCGCGTTTAATGCTTCAATTTCCATTTCTAGTATATCTATTTCATTGATTGCATTATCTACTGGTTTCCACTCGCTATATGTAACGTTTGCCTCTGGGTGATATAAAGAAAGTAATTTCTGTAATATTGTTTTTTCTCTTGGAACATGTAATGCACCGTTTCTAAAAATAATATGAGATAATCTTTGATCACCTTTCATTTCATCAACAAAACAAGTTTGTTGATTTTCACAATATTTTAATTCTCTTTCGTAACCTTTTTGTTCATCAAACCAAAATATATTAGCAGATCTAATCATTTGAGATAAAGGTTTTTTTCTTCCTTTTATATAATAAACCCTGTCTTTTATTTCCCAACCATCTTCTGCTTTTGCGTAAGTTGGTTCTTTTCTTTTTGTTTTTGGTTGCTCTACAACTTGAGTAACTTCTTCAGTTACTACTTCTTTTTTTGTTTCTTGTTTTTTTGCCATAATATAATATAATATAAATTAATAAAAATAAAAGGGGTTGGGGACGAACCCCAACCTCTTTAATATAATAAGTGCTTACTTCATTAACATGAAATTATTAGCACCTTGAGTAATTAAACATCTTTCAGATAAGAAGTGCATTTGCATTGCATCTAAAGCAGATGTAGCAGCACCAACCGAACCAGTAACCCAAGTTTTTAATCTTCGGTCATCAGTTTGCGAAGCTCTGTATCTAACGTGTAAGAAAGGACGTTTCATATTCTTACCTAGCATTTCATCATAAACTGAAGAAACACCAGCTGGAACAATAACCCCTCTAATAGCAGCGGTTGTAGCTGCAGCGTTGATACCACCTCTTGTAGCTTTATCATTTAAGTATCTCATATCAGATTTGTAGAAATCATAAGAACCTCTACGGAATCCAGAAAAACCTAAGTTAAGTGCCATATCTTCTGAGTTGTCAAATACACCGTAAGATGTACCACCAGCTCCATAAGAATTCATTGAAGCTAACATGTCATCTATCGCTAGAGACGTAGCTCTATTAACGAACATCATATTTTCTTCAATAGCACCTTGATTATCAAATTCAGCTAAGATAGCATCAAATTCAGCTAAGTCAGTCGCAGCGTTAACACCAGTAACACCTGAAGTAACATTACCTCTATCAGTGATAGCATCAAATAAACCTTGAGTACCTACGCCACTATCAGCAGCCGCACCTAAAGACGCGTCAACAACTGTACTATTAGAACCAACAACACTTTCTAGCATTGCCATTTCTAAATAATCAGTAAAACGAGCTCTAGTATCAGCTTCAGCTTTTAAGTACCATAAGTATCCTGATTGACCTTCTTCAGTAGAAACTTCAACCCAGCCAATTCTAGACGCATCAGATCCTGATACTTCGTAGTAATCTTTCATAATAATTGGTTTATTAGAAAAAGA